AACATATCAGAAGATACTATTGCAAGAATGGCTTCTTTTGCTAGACATTTACAACACGAAGACGTCCCCTATAGTGAAGGGTGCGGAGGCTTAATGGTAGATGCTTGGGGAGGTAGAGCAGGTATAGAATGGGCTAAAAATAAACTAGAAAAGATTAGAGCTAGTGTGGTGTCTCTCTCAAGTGAGAAAATCATAGATGCATTACCTATTAAAGAGCAAGAGAACATCTTTAAGAGACTCTTAGATAGAGGGGTTAACGAAGCTAAACTTACAAAAGAAGGATACGAAAGAGTAGAACCAGAAGAATTCTTTAAACAAGTGTTTACTTCTGCAATAACAGGTCTACCTATAAAGGGAGATGCTAAACAAGCAGATGCAATAACTACAAAAGGTGCTAAAGTATTATACGAATACGTTGGACCTTTAGATGGTAAGACTAGAAAGTTCTGTAGACGTATGTTACAGTTAAGTAAGAAAGGTACTCTATGGTCTAAATCTGACCTACAAAACATACAAGGTAGTAATCCAGAGTTTCCAGAATACTACAATATATACTTATATAAAGGCTCTTATGGGTGCAGGCATAAATGGAAGGCAGTTTATTTATACCAAAAACAACCTAAGAAACAAAAAGTTACTGTAACGTTTATGGAGAAAGCTAAATTAGCTTCTAAAGAATATAAGTTTGGACTAAACGAAGATAAGAGAAGAGTAGTTGGTCCTATGCTTATTCCTAACAAACTAATAATGAGAGTAGATGAAGATGGTAAACCATTTTATGTTTACTTCTCAGAAGATACAGTAAGACAAATAGCTGAAAAAGCAATTAAAGAAAAACTAATAGACGTAGTTAATCTAGAACATAACCCAGACATGCCAGTTAAAGCTCATATGACAAGTAGCTGGATGGTAGAGGATCCAGATAACGATAAGTCTAATATATATAATCTTAACGTACCAAAAGGTACTTGGATGGCAGAATATAAAATAGAAGACGATAATGTATGGTAGATGATTAAGGATGGTGTTATTAATGGCTATTCAATTGAAGGGTTCTTTCAAAATAAAAAGATACAATAACAATATATAAATATATATAGATATATGATACTATCACCCGAAACTAAAACAGGATTTATTTTTACTTTCTTTACAACAGGATTTATGGTACAAGACTTATTAATGGCATTAGTATTAGGATTTATAGGTGCTGCAGGAGGATATGCCTTTAAGATACTAAAAGACTTAGTGGTAAAGCATAAGAAATAACGTCTCTCTCCTATTATTTTTGAATATATAATACTTAGCCTATTTATTTCTATAGAAAAGAAACTTAACAATTTAAAATTCAATTCATAACATGAAAAAAGAAGAATTAAAAGACTTAGTTAAGTCCTATTTCAATCTAGAAGACAAACAAGAAGATATCAAAGAATCACAAGAAATTACTAAAGAAGCATTTGCATCAGGAGAGTTAATTGACGGAACTAAAGTCAATAACGGGTCTGATAAAGATCTTGAAGTTGGTGATAGCTTATTCGTAGAAACAGAAGCTGGTGAAACAGTTGATGCCCCTAGCGGTGAGCATGAGATGAAAGATGGAACTGTTGTTGTTGTAGATGGAGAAGGCAAAATAACAGGTCTAAGAAAACCAGATGAAACTGGTCAAGGATCTCTTGCAGAAGAATTACCTGATTCAGGTCCTGCTAAAATTTTAAACTCAGAGGAAGAGCTTTCTGAAGTTAAAGAAGAAGCAGAAGTAGCACTTAACGATGCTATAGAAGACGGTGATGAATTACCATTTGAAGAGCATGGCGACGAAGAAGCTATGGATGAGCATGGTATTAAAGAAGAGATTATCGAAGCTATTATGGGCGAAATTGCTCCAATGATGGATGAGATGAAAAAGAAACTAGCTGAACATGATGAGAAAATGAAAGAACATTATTCATCAGCTGCTAGTGAGTCAGTAACTGAGAAAGCTTTTAGTAAAGCGGGACTTGGTTCAAAACCAGAAGGAGAATTATTAAAATTTAATTCTTCTGATTTAAAAGCTATGCAGTACCAAAACGTATTGGAGAGAGCTTCAAAAAACAATTAATTAACAAACTTTAAAATTAAAAATTATGGCATTAGATGTATCAGCATTAGGAGACTTCAATAATGAAGTTGCTGGAAAAGTCGTACCAAAGATTGTATTTGAGGGATATACTACTTCAATACTACCAATCCAAGAAGGTATAAAATACGAAGAGCCTTTAAATATCTTCGAAGTAGATTTACAAGTACAATCAGGAGATTGTGTATCTACACCTTCAGGATCTTTCGACGCGACTCAAAGAACAATTCAAGTTACACAAAGAACATCATACGATGGTCTATGTTTAGATAACTTAAACCCAAAATACTTAGGTATTTCGGCATTAGACAGAGGGTCTTACAATGAGACTTTCAAACTTGCTTCAGTATACACTGAGCAAATTGTAAACCAAATGAAGAAAAGCGATGATGCTTTTTTGTGGAATTCTACTAACGGACTAGGATTATTAACTTCAGGATCTACAGCAGGTGTTGTAGTACCAGATGCAGCAACAGGATCAGTATCTTCTGCTACAATCTTAGGTATTACTGACGCACTTATCGAAAACTTAAGTGATGACGTAGCGGATCGTGACGATCTTACGATCTGGATGTCTGTTTCTAACTTTAGAAAATTCATTACCGCACTTCGTGGAATTAACAACTACTATTTTGATCCATCATCTATTTCTAATAGAACTGGAATCTTACAAATAGCTTATCCATTCCAAAATGTAAAAGTAGTAGGTACAAGCGGAATATCAAGTGATAGAATCGCACTTATGCCTGACGCATATGCAGTAGTAGGAACAGATCTATTAAGTGATGTAGATAACTTCTCATTATGGTATGATATTAATGCTGACCAACTTAAGCATAGATTAAAATCTAAGCTAGGAGTACAAGTAGCATTTCCAGAGTACATCGTTTCTAACGGACTATAATAAAATTAACCAATAGGGGATCTTTAATTAGGTCCCTTATATTAACCTTAAAAAAACTAAAATTATGGCATGTAATATTTCAAGCGGATTTACTTTAGCATGTAGAGACAATAGTGGAGGAATAAAAAATATTTATATTCTTTCAGGATCTATAGACACAGTAAACGAAGCTTCAGAAGGTCTAATTAGTGGTCTTACAGGGAGTGGTGAATTTTTCAAGTTTGAGTTAACTAAAAACACAGGAGACTTTACAGAGACTCCTACTCCATCATTAGAAAATGGAACTGTTTTTTATGATTCTACAATCAATGTCGCTTTTCATAAATTACAATCAAGTATCAGAAATCAAGTTAAAGTATTAGCTCAGAATCCTGATTTAAAGATTGTAGTAGAAACTAACAACGGAGTTGAGTCACCATATACTGGTAGATTCTTCCTTGTTGGTAGATACAGAGGAGCAACACTTTCAGGAGGAGCAGCTACTTCAGGTACAGCATTTGGAGATGCTAACCAGTACGCTCTAACTTTTCAAGGATTGGAACCAGAACCAGCAGATGAAATATCTACTGCAGATGGAACTTTACTAGATGCACTATCTGGAATCACAGTAGGCTAATTATACAATAACTAAAGGGGAATGGTTGTAAAAGATTATTCCCTTTTTTTTTAAACGAATTAAATGATTAACTTAATAAAAGAAGGTACTACAAATAGCATAGCGATAAGTCCGTTATCAGCTAGTATATATCACGATTTAGCAAGTGGATCATTCGAGTTAGACATTACTCAAGATTACGATCAATCTTCAGGAAGTCTACAATTAACAAAATTACCACCAGTACCGGCAGGATACTATAGCAATTATTTATTGTTTAGTGTCGCAAGTTCAGCAATACCATCTAGTTCAGGTTTTTATACTTATGAATTAGTAGAAGGATTAGCAGGAGCATCTGCAATATGGAGTACTGAAGCAAGTACTTTTGGAGCAGCAGACTTTATTTGGGATGCAAGTCAAATAGTAGATAACAAAAGAACTATAGATACTGGTAGATTAAAAGTTGTAGGTACAGATAAACCTTCGTATATTAGTTATACAGGCGGTAACCAAGACGGCCAATATACAACTTATAATAGATAATTATGGCAAAGAAACAAAATAAAATGCATTTTGCTAAAGTAGAAAGGTTTAATTCAGAGCAAGTAAACTTTCAAGAAAAAATACAAGGCAAATATGTAAAGAGTGGGTTAGATAATAGATTTCCACAGTATTTAATTGAACTATATAATAGATCAGCAATACATGCTGCTTGTATAGATTCTATTGTCCATGGAGTTATAGGGCAAGGATTA